GGCCGGGACTTTCGTCCCGGCCAGGTTGATGTTACTCGAGGAACTTCAGTCCCTTAGAGTCGGTTGCAATCCGGTATCCGTCACGTCTCAGATACGTAAGCTGTGAGCTCACGTTACGTTCGTTGATACCAACCTGTCGAGCAATGAATCCGACACTTACATGTCCGTGTTGTTTCAGTATCGCAAGGACTTCGTCCTTACGTCCAGTCTTCTTGGTCTCGACTGTAACAACCGCGGGTTTACGTTCACGTACATACACGAGAGTCTCTTCGAGTTCAGTAATGTAAGACTCAAGCTCCTCAACCACGTTGATCAGTTCGCTCTTCTTCAGTTCTTTTGCCATGATGCTCTCCTCCTTTGGTTGGGTGGGCGCACGCGCTCTTCATTGAACGCGCACAGTTAAATATAAATCTTCTTGATTTGTTGAATATAATTATATTAAAAAAATTTTTAATTTGTAAATAAAAAAATTAAATTTAATTAAATTAATATGTTATATATTATATAAAAAATTTTCCAAATTGGGGGTGTATAGTGTTTAATATATTATGCGCGCGTATGTGTTAATATGCCCATACACAAAATTTTTCGTCTCTGGACTGAATTTACACTTTGTGAACAAAACTCTATTCTTAATAGCCTCCAAAATATATTTTCTATACTTTAATTCTACCCTTACACTTTTTGAACAACCATCTATTATATAATAGGCTCAATTTTAGTCCAAATTCAAGCCTAGGATAAGCGAGGTCTTCAATTTCGCTACTTTTTATTTAATTAGTACTAATATACTATATTTTGTTCAAGTTTTGAAATAGGCTAGCTAGAACTGATCGTGTAAATTATTTTCAATTTGGCTAAAATAAGCATTTACTTTTCAAAAATGATATGATATAATGAAGAAAAAGGTAAAATCAAAACCAATGCTTGGGGTACGGGAATGCTGGATTTAGACCTGGTCAGACTACAATTTGAGATACTGTGCACTCCTCTGGACGTACTCGCTAGGCAGCTGGGACTCCCGCTTGAGCTTCTGCAACAAGAGGCAGAAGAAAAAGGATGGAAACAGCTCTGGGACGAAGATGACCGGGAGCCTGTGATCATCGAGGAAGGTGAAGACGGGTTTTCTCTGATTGTAGATGACTATACAGACCGTACCCGCAGGAAGCTTGTCGCTTTTTCTCTTGCAAAAGAAGTTCTCCTCTCACAAAAGTATCTTGAACTTGAAGTCGGAATAATCACTAAAGCCAAACTTATCTTGGATAGTATCAATCAAGATAATAACTCTGTGGCAGCAATTAAAGCTTTAGCATCACTATATAAAGACATGACCAAGAACTCACTTTCTTCTGGCTATAACCCGGCAGCTATTTCAATTGGGCAAGATGAGGCAGGTCTGCCGACAGTTATAGTACGTGATCTTTCTGGTCAAGGGCAAGGACAAAAGAAATGATAACACGCCATGACCTCCTCCTAGGTTGTTATCGACCGTTAGCAGCCTCGTGGCGCCACACACGAGGCTGCTAACACCCATGCGCTTTAAGGTATTAACAGATCATTCTCAACAGCGGGTATTAGATGCATATTATAACTCTCATACGCGCGTATCAATTATAATAGGGCCTTTAGGAAGTGGAAAAACTTATACCTCATGCGAAAAGATCTTCCATTACATGTGCAGCCAAGCACAAGATGCTCAGCGTATACGGCACTCGAGGTTCTATGCTATCCGCAACACTTACCCAGATCTCTTGGGCACGACTGTCAAGGACTGGATGGAGCTTTTTGGAGAGTTGGGGAGATTTAAGGGTGGTGGGATTGAGCCACCTAGTCACAAATTGCTGTTCAGACTGCCTGACAGAAGCATTGTCAAGTCTGAGTTCATCTTTTTGGCCTTGGACAGGCCTCAGGCTGTCAAAAAGCTTAGAGGTGCACAAGCAACAGGGTTTTGGTTAAATGAGATTAAGGAACTACCTAAAGCAGTTTTGGATATGTGTGACTTACGTCATGGACGTTATCCTTCAAAAATGCACGGTGGCTGCACATGGCATGGTATCATTGGAGATACTAACCAAGTTGATGACGACCACTACTTATACACACTTGCAGAAGAAACAAAGCCTAAAAATTGGTCATTTTTCACCCAACCTGGTGCAGTATATAAAGACTCCTCTGGACAATGGGCAATGAATCCTAACGCTGAAAACTTAGAAAATTTACCAGATGATTACTATGAAGCTGGTATTGAGGGTAAGGATGAAGACTGGATCAAAGTCAACATTGCTAATCAATATGGCACTATAGCTGATGGTAAACCTGTCTATAAGGAGCAATGGAATGACCACATACATGTTAATCCTGATATCCAATATATGCCTGATGAGCCTCTTTATGCTGGACTGGATTTTGGGCTCACGCCAGCAGTTGTGTTTGCACAAATAACTCCTAAGGGTAAAGTGAATATCCTTAATGAGCTTGTGAGCACTGGGATGGGGATAAATCAGTTTTATAACTTCGCCATTAAACCCTTTATTCTTGAGAACTATACGAAAAAATCAAAAATTACATGGATTGGTGACCCGGCGGGGAACAAACGAGCTGAAACCAACGAAGTAACTGTGTTTAAAGAGCTTCAGGATTTAGGCGTTGACATTGATCCGGCAAACACAAATGATCCAATGGTCCGTATTGAAGCGGTCCGGTACTACTTAGAGTTGATGTCTGGAGGGGAACCAGCCTTTCAGCTTCACCCTTCATGTAAGGTATTAAGAAAAGGGTTTAATGGCGGATACTGCTTTAGAAGGATTCAAGTGATTGGTGATGAGAGGTTTAAAAGTGTACCAGACAAAAATCAGTATTCTCATCCTCATGATGCTCTACAGTACTTAATGATGTACATTAGGGGCGATGTCGCAGAGACAAAGCCTTTCAAACGGCCAAAAGAGAGATCTCGATGGGCACGATAGGAAAGAAACCTACAATTGATACCTTTCTGGCCTGGGCGTATGAAGCGATTCAGATGCATATGCCATGGCATAAAGACTCATGGGAGGACTATGAGTTTAGGGATGGTATTCAGTGGACCCAAGAAGACGCAAATAAGCTTATTGACAAAGGTATAAACCCTCTCACAATCAATCGTATTTTTCCTGTACTAAATCTTATCTATGGTAATTATATTCGGAATCAAAAAGATATAATTGCAAAAGGCCGGACGAAGCATGACAATGAGCTTGCTCAAGTAGCTTCAGAAGGTATTCAATTGGTCATTGATCAGAATGGTGGAACGTCTATACAACGTGAGGCTTTTCATCATTCAATTATTACTGGTCTTGGCTGCGTTTATACAGGATTTAATTCTGATCCTCGCAAAGAAAACATTTCTCTTAGACATATTCCATGGTATGCTATTTTTTGGGATCCTTATGCTGATCCATGGTTCAATATTAACAATTGCAGATATGTCTTTACGGCAGAATGGAAAGATGTTGAGAATCTTAAAATGTTCTTTCCGGATAAAGCTAAAGATATAGATGATGTCTGTAGAGAAATAGCAGAAGGGCCTGCAGCTGAAAGCTATCTTCCTGGTGGAGATATAGATGATGTAGGGATGCTTGTTGAGAATTACAAAAAACTTTTATCAGCTGGTGACTGGGTCAATACTGAGCGAAAACGGGTACGCCCAATAGAGATGTGGTATACTACGGTTGAGCCTGTATGGTTTGGCCTTATGCCAGATGGGCGGGCCCTAGAGCTTGACTCACATCCCATTAATGAGCAGTATCAAATAGTTCAAGCTGCTCGAGAGGTTGTAAAAGCCCACATTAAGAAAATGCATGTGGCCACCTTTTTGGGTAGGTTGCTTTTACAAGATGTACCATCCCCTTTCCCACATTCAGAGTATCCTCATACTTCTTTTGTAGGTTACTTAGATCGTTTTAACTTTCCGTATGGGATTCCCCGACAGATTAAAGAACAAAATATGGAAGTTAATAAACGGCGTTCTATGGCATTAGCACTTATGAACAGCCGTAGAGTAACTACAGAAGAAGGAGCTGCAGAAGACCTTAATACTGCACACAAAGAAGCTAATCGTCTTGATGGCTTTATTGTGATGAAGAAAAATAAAATGGACCGCATACATATTCAAGAGCTGTCAGAGCTAGCGGCACCTCAAGTTGATATGATGCGGCAATCTGAGCAAGAAATCCAAGAGATCGTCGGTGCAAATGACGAGGCTCTCGGATACAATACTCCGCCTCAGTCTGGTGTTTCCTTGGAAAAGAAACGGCAATTTAGCGCGACTGTAACTTTGTCACTAATGGAGAACGCTTTTCGTTCACAAAAACTTCTGGGCGAGAAGATTTTGTCTTTAATTCAAAGTTCCTGGACTGAGGAGAAAGTCTTAAGGGTTATTGATCGTTTATCTGGTGTTGAGAAGTTCGTTGAGATTAATAAGCGTATCCAGACTGAGGCGGGGACTATTGAGATAGAGAATGACATTACACAAGCACGCTTTGACTTGGTGGTCACAACAAAAGAAATTTCTGATACTATGCGTGACAAAAACCTTGATCTACTTTTCTCTGCAATTAATAAAGCTCCTCCAGAAGCTGTTGCACCACTTCTTAATGTGGCATTTGAAATTTCAGATATTCCTGAAAAAGAGCGCATTCTGGACAAAATACGCGTTGCAACAGGAATGCCTGAAGAAGAAGCAGACCTTACGGCAGATCAGCGTCGGCAAAAGCTGCAAGAAGCTAAACTCCAGCAAGAAGCTGAACAACAAANGCTCGCTGCAGCAGAAGATATGAAGGGAGAAATTGAGCGCCGTAAGGATGAAGCTACAATTGAGAAACTTAAGGCTGAGGGTGAAGCAAAACTTTTGGAAGCTCAAGCAAATCAACGTAAAGTTGAGCAAGAAGGGTTTTATAAATCACAAGAGCTAGTGTCTAAATTATTTGGAGGGGATGATGACACCACAACAGGAAGCTAATTTTGAGAGGAAAGCAGAAAAGTATTTCAGATCACATCGTGAGTTACCAGCAGGAAGAAACTTTCGTTGTTGGAACCGGGATAAAGATGTCCAGGCAGATAGGAAGTATAGACAAAACTTTGATAAAGTATTTCCTAAAGCGCCTGGATCAGGGATTTAAACTCACCCATGAGGTGTAAAAT